AGAAGTAATACTATATAATTAGCTTATTGACGTAATCGTAACTCGTAACTGCGGAGAAAACATGAACGAAGAAAACACAAAAACACAAGACGACGGCTACCAAGAAATAGACGTTTCAAAACCCCAAAAAGAAGAACCAGAAAAAGACTACGAGGTTGAAGAAGAAGAAACTGAACAACCAAAAGTCGAAACTAAAAAAGAAGAACCAACTGAAGAATCTAAAGAACCAGAGGAATTAGATGGTATTAATACTGCTGGTGCTGAAAAAAGAATAAGACAACTAATTAAACAACGTAAAGAAAGAGAAGAACAGCTCGAAGCGCAACAACAACAGATTGCTGAATTACAAGCACAACTTCAAAACTCTACACAAAAAGTACAAGAAACAGAAAAAGCTAGTTTAGTTAGTTATGAAAATCAACTTAAAGAAAAACTTAAACTTGCCGAAGAGGGATACAAGAATGCTTATGACTCTGGCGATAAAGATAAACTTCTTGAAGCTCAAAAGGCTATCGCCGATGCAACTACAGAACTTAGAATGGTTGATGCAAAAAGGTTCTATATGGATGATCAAGCAAAGAAAACTGAATCTAAACAAGTGGACAGTGGAGATAAAGAAGCTCCTAAAGAAACGCAACCTAAACCTCAACAACCTCCTAAACTACATAAATTAGCTAGAGAGTGGATATCAGATAATAGTGATTGGTATAATAAAGATAGAATACTAACTCAAGCAGCTCACGTGGTCAATGAAGATTTATTACAAGAGGGCTTTGATCCAGAGACAGAAGAGTTTTATACTGAGATAAGTAAAAGGCTAAAGAAAGAAATGCCTCATAAGTTTGGTCAGCAGGAAGAACCAACAAATAAACCTGCTCAAGTGGTGGCTGGAAAGTCACGTACTTCGGCCTCATCTAAAGGTAAGATAAGACTATCTCAAGAAGATGTCCGTCTTGCTAAAAAGATGGGAGTACCACTTGATGTGTATGCTAGAGAAAAAGCCAAGGTCGAGAAGGCCGGTGATGACTACACTACTGTAAATGTATAACGTGGATATGAAAGGTAATAATTGATATGACTACAACAAAAACAAATGACGTAAAAGTGTCTCGTTCGACACAAACTACAGCTCGTAAACAACGAGGTGTATATCAAAGACAGAATTGGTTAAAGATACCTGAAGAGGTTGAAAACCGTTTCCGTGAAAAAGGACTTGTTCTTAGATGGATACGTGTTTCTCTGAAGGGACAATATGATGATCAAAATGTTCAAACGAAACAGTATGAAGGTTGGGATTTTGTTAAACCTGAAGATGTTCCGGAAATGAGTGCTGGTTTCCAAAACCAAGCTGCTGGTAGTCTAGGTAATTTAGTTATACGTGGTGATGTAGCTTTAGCTGCTAATACTATTGAAAGTAACGATGGTTACAAACAACACGTGAATGAGTTTACCCAGTCACAAACTGATGCTATCAACAGACAGCTCATGAGCAAAAACGATCCTCGTATGCCAATTTCAAATAACAGTCGATCAAAAGTTACCACAGGAAGACCAGCACACTTTGATAAATAAGAGTGTTTGGTTATTATAAACAACACTAACTTTTGAAGGAGGTTAAGATGGCAACATCTAAAAATCTGAATGGACTTCAGCCTTCGAGAATGCGTGGTGGTGGATACAATACGAGTGGTATGAATGAGTACGACATTACTAACGGTAATGACGAAAACATTTTCCAAGGCGATTTAGTAAAAATTGTTAACGGTACTATTCATAAAGTATCAGCTACTGGCAATCTACAAGCTGGAGTTTTTATGGGTGTTAACTGGGTAGATCCTGTTACTAAGCAACCTACGTTTAGTAACTATTTTCCAGCAGACACTTCATCATCAACTGGTAATCCAAAAGCTTTAGTTCTTGATGACCCTAATGCTACATATATAGTACAAGCAGATGCGACTGTCGCAGACACTCAAATCGGTTTGAACTTTGATGTGACTTTAGGTTCTGGTTCAACTATCACAGGTATCTCTGGTTTCGGCATGAAAGGCGGAGCTGGTGACGAGGCTGCAAAAGCATTAAGAGTGCTTAGAAGGTCTACACTACCTGGTGAAACTGCAACCGATCAATTTCCAAAGTTTGAGGTTAAACTTAACTTACATAGAGATGACTACGGTAAAGGGTCAGTCGTTTCTATAACTGACTTATAGGAGGGAAATATTATGGCTATAAATAGAGGTAATATCGCAAAACAGCTCCTTCCTGGATTGAACGCAGTCTTTGGATTGGAGTATGGTTCAATAGAGGACGAACACGTTCCTTTATTTGAAGTAGAAAACTCGGACAGAGCTTTTGAAGAAGAAGTTCTATTCACTGGATTCGGTGAGGCACCAACTAAATCAGAAGGTGCAGCTGTACAGTTTGATTCTGCAACAGAGTCATTTACCAGCCGTTATTCACATGAGACAGTAGCTCTTGCTTTCGCAGTAACTGAGGAAGCTATGGAGGACAACTTGTATGACACATTTGCTAAAATTCGTGCAAGAGGTCTGGCTAGAGCTATGTCAACTACTAAGCAGACTAAAGCTGCTAATGTGTTTAACAATGGTTTCAGCACATCGTTCCCGGGTGGAGATGGACAACCACTCTTCTCAAACTCTCACCCTGTAGTGGGTGGTACTCAAGACAACTTACTAGCAGCTTCAGATCTTTCTGAAACAACACTAGAAACTGCCTTGATTGCTATTCAAAATACTAAGGATGATAGAAATATCTTAATTGGATCACGTGCAAGATCATTGCACATTCCACCTGACTTACAATTTACTGCTGAGAAAATCTTAGCTAGTACATTGTCAACTACACCTATTCACTTTGGTTTCGCAGCTAACGGCACTGGACCAACTAACAAAGATGGTGTAACTAATGTCAATGATATTAATGCCATCCGTTCAATGAGTATGCTACCTGGTGGATATTTTGTGAACCACAGATTCACAGATGCCAATGCATATTTCATTAAAACAGATGTTCCTAACGGAGCTAAAATGTTCGTAAGAGCACCTTTGGCTACGAAAATGGAACCAGACTTTGATACTGGTAACTTGAGATTTAAAGCTAGAGAAAGATATAGCTTTGGTTTCAGTGACTGGAGATCTTACTATGGTTCTGCGGGATCATCCTAGGATATAAATAATAATGGGGGTCAGTAATGGCCCCTGTTATTTATTGTTAAATATAAGGAATTAAATATGGCAACAAATATAAAAGCAATATTCGCAACATCTACATCTACGATAGATTCGATTCCTGGTAGACTTAGAGGATACAGCTTAGTAAATGGTATGGCTTCAGCAACTGACATTGTGTTAAGAGATGGTGGTGCAGCTGGATCAATTATCATGAAACAAAGACTAATCGCTGGGGGTTCATCTGATCAGTATATTGAAGATGCGGGTATTCGTTACGAAACAAATCTGCACGTCACTATGAATGCAGGAGTTAGTGTAGCTGGTACATTTTTTGTAGGATAGTACATGGCCGTTCGTAAAAAGAAAAAGGGCATGGGCATAAAGTCTAGTGTTAAGTCAGGTAATTTTAGACCGACTAAACAAGGTGCCGGTATGACAGCTAAAGGTGTAGCTGCTTATCGTCGTGCCAATCCTGGATCTAAATTAAAAACTGCTGTTACAGGTAAAGTTGCAAAAGGAAGTAAAGCTGCCAAAAGAAGAAAGTCATTTTGCGCACGATCTGCGGGTCAAGCCAAGATGCATAATATTAACTGTCGAAAGACACCAAACAAAAGAATTTGTCAAGCAAGAAGGAGATGGAAATGTTAGACATGAGTATGATATGGGAAAAGATAAAAGAAAAAATTAAATGCACCACGTGTAAAAAACACTGGTACATAGCTGCGATAGTTGCTTTACTATTGTGGTGTTGGATATTCTAAACTATGACTGATAAAGATTTAACAGATCTTAAACTTGAATTAACACGTCATATCGAACGTGAGGCTCAGTTACGTGAAGATGTATCTGAACTTAAAACAGATATGGGCTGTGTTAAACGATCTATATTTCAAGTTAAATGGTTAGTCATTGGTGCTGTGTGTGCAACAATAGTTATGCAATCAGGAGCAACATCAGTTATTGCAAAGATACTTATAGGTATTTAATATGGCAATAAGTCGTGCTAATATAAGACAACAAGTAACGAAAGGACCACAAAAGAAAAAGTGGACTCGAAAGTACAAGAAGTCTATTAACTGCAAAAACCCAAAAGGTTTTTCACAACGAGCACATTGTGCTGGTAGAAAGAAGAGAGGTAGATAATGCAAGTAACAAAAAACGTAATAAGGTTTAATAACTTAATGATAAAGATTCCACAAGATACAAAAAGAGTGTGGGATTTATCAGAAAATAGATGGGGGTATCAATATGACAAAGTTATGTCCTAGAGGTAAAGCTGCTGCCAAACGTAAGTTTGCAGTATACCCAAGTGCTTATGCAAATGCATATGCATCAAAGATATGTGCAGGTAAAATAAAAGATCCTAGTGGTAAAAAGAGAAAAGATTTTAGAGGACCAAAGCCTAGTAAAGCTGGAGGAGGCACTATTAAATTAAAAGGTGGTGGTAAGATTGCTCGTGGTTGTGGTGCTGTTATGAACAATCGCAGAAAGAAAACTAAATACCCTAAAATGCAGAATGCCTAATAAAAATTACTACACACAAAGAGAGTGGGACAGAGTTGTTGGATATGGTAAGGTTCCGGATAAATATAATATAGAGAAAAAACAATGGCTAAAAAAGGTTTAAAAACGTGGTTCAAAGAAAACTGGGTGGATATATCCACAGGTAAAAAGTGTGGCCGTAAATCAGCTAAGTCGTCAAAAAGAAAGTACCCAGTCTGTCGTCCAAAGGCAGTAGCTGATAGAATGACAGCAGGACAGAAAGCTGCGGCTGTTAGAAGAAAAAGAGCCAAGACTAACGTAGGTCCAAAGCCTACATCTATTCGTTATCCTATTAGTGCGAGTGGACGTAAACAGAAGGTTAAAACTAAACGAAGGAGATAGACGACGATGATTGATCCATTGACAGCTTTTGCAGCATTAAAAACTGCAAGTTCGGCTATATCCTCTGCCGTAAAAGCTGGTAGAGATTTAGGATCTCTCGTTGGTCCTATTACAAAACTAGCAAAAGCAGAAGCTGATTTAAGCTTTGCAGCAGAAAAGAAGGGTGGTATACTTGGGAAATTGACGGGAGCTGAGCAGACAGCAATTGAAGCTCACTTTCGGAAAGAGGAAGCCAAACGTATTCGTGATGAAATGCGTGAATTGTTTTTATTGTTTGGTTCTCCTGGACAGTGGGAAAGACTACAAGGTGAAATTGCTAACGAAAGATCTCGTCGAAAGAAAGCTCTTGAAGAATTAGCAGCAAAGAAACGTCGACTTAAAAATACAATTATTATAACTGTATCTATTGTGGCGGCGGTGATAATATTAACACTTGAAATAATATACTTAAAAGGAGCACTATAATGGTAATGAAAAAGAAACCAACTAAGAAAAAAATGATGGCTGGTGGCAGAGCTAAAGGAACTAAATACAAAGCTGCTGGTGGTGGTAAAATGCCTATGGTTAAAAAGAATGGAAAAATGATTCCAGCTTTTGCAGCAGATGGTAAAGGTAAAATGAAAAAAGGTGGTAAAGCTAAACTTATGGGTGGCGGTAAAACATCTAAATACAGAATGAAAGGCGGAGGTAAAACTTCCAAGTATCGAATGAAAGGTGGAGGTAAGACTTCTAAATATATGGCAAGAGGCGGTAGAGCTAGATAGTGGCATATACTATTTCTAACATCCCACACTTTAAGTGTTGGGTGAGGAAAGAGTTCACACATAACCACGAGAAATACCAAGGTGAATTTTTACATGCCTTGGCTTTTGCAGTGTGCACTATCCCAGACCGTTGTTTGAGTTTTCAAGTTGTGTTTACAGGATGTGGCGAAGATCACCCTAATCCCCACGGTGGAGCTATGTGGGCACGAATACCAATAACGTCTTTAGTGGGGGACACACCGTTTGATGAATGGCCACCAAACATACAGACTCATTTAGCTCAACCTTGGGATTGCTCCAGTCGTAATCATGCCATCATCAGAATGGACAGAATTAGTTCAAGTCCGTGGTTGTGTAAGATAGCAGGTGAGTTCTATAATGGTAAGTATATGTTTACGGTTGATTATACTGACAGTTATATATCGGATGATCCAGCACAACATAAACAATCACATGTGTTGGAATTAACATCGGGTCCGTATAAAGGTTGTATAGTAGCACTACCAAACAATCGTGTACGTGTAACCAATCCTGCACTATGGGTTGTTGGAGAAGGACCACCAGACTTTGTACCGTCACAGTGGGAACACTCCGCAGAACAACACGATAGTTATATGGACTGGGAAACAACATTTAATAATTTGTATTCGGATAAGGATAAGACATGATAAATTATACAAAGATAGCTGGGATGGGTGAGTACCGTAAAAAGAAAAAACCTAAAGTTAAAGCTAAAAAAGATAAACCATCTAGAAAAGTAAAAACTAAAACAGGTGAAAAATTTAGAATAAAAGAAGTAAATCCATTTACAAAAGCAGTTAGTGTAAAAGAGAAAAAACGTAAAGTAATGGAAAACCCTACAACTTATGCAGTTGAGCCTGGAAATATTAATAGGCCAGGACCAACCGGTCTAACAGTGCGACGCAATACAGGTCTTGCTGTTGATAAAAAATCTGGTTTTACAAGAAGTAAAAAAGGAAGTGTGGCTGATGAAGAGATAAGAGAAGTAGCAGAAGCATTAAAAGATAAAAAAGCTGGTGGCGGTAAAGTAGGTAATAAATATTTCACTGGTGGTATGGTAAACCCATCATACGGAACTGAGTTTGACGATAGGTAAATATTATGGATAATAAAAAAGTACGTAAAATTATAGGTGCCCTTAAAAAAGCATCAAAGCTACATGCTTCTCAAGCTAAACAACTTGAGGGTATGTTAAAACAAAAGAAGAAATAGATGGCAACTTCAGGTACAACAACATTCAATCTAGATATAGCTGATGTAATCGAAGAAGCCATGGCTATGTTAGGTGGTGAGCAGACGTTAGGGTTTGAACCACTAGAAGCACGACGTACACTCAATCTTCTTCTTATCGATTGGATGAACCGTGGTATATTACTATGGAAACAAAACTTAGCCACATTGGATATAACAAGTGGCACAGCTGAATATACATTACCAGCTTCACTTATAGATATAACTGAACTTGTCCATAGAACTGTTAGTGGTTCAACAACCACAGACTTAGCTTTAGAACGTATTACTATGGAAGCTTATCAAAGAATTACAAACAAGACACAAACGGGTAGACCAACACAGTATGCTATCAATAGATTAAGAGATGCAGCTGAATTATATTTATGGCCCACACCTGATACCACAACTTCAAGTGGCACACCTATATTATCATATTTCAGCTTTAACAGAGTTGAAGATATAACAAAGTCCGATCAAGATCCTGATGTTCCTTTTAGATTCTTACCATGTTTAGCTACCGGCTTAGCTTATAAAATGTCTATCAAAAGACCAGGCATTACATCCGAACGAGCCAGTATGTTAAAACAAATGTACGAAGAAGAATTAACATCAGCAATGTATGCAGATAAAGAAAGAGCTAGTCTTTTGATTAAGCCATCGTTTAGGTTATAATGGCAAAAGGTAAGTATGCATACTTTATCTGCGACCGATCAGGGTTTAGATTTAAATACTCTGAGAGAGTCAAAGAGCCGACGGGGTTGGTTGTTGGAGCTTCGGAAACGGATGGTCGATATAATATATTAGATCACCCGCAGAACAAAACTCCAAGAATTAATGACGATGAAAACTTGAGGGATGCACGTCCAGATACTGTACTAGCTACAACTGGTGATGCTGGATGGAGTCCTGATGATTCAACATTTACAAAGAGAGGTAACTAAAAATGGCCATTACACAAGCTGTGTGCAACTCTTTTAAAAGAGACGTTTTACAAGAAGGGCATCAGATTAAAACTGATACCTTAAAGATAGCTTTATTTACAAGTGCAGCTTCATTATCTGCAGGTACATCTGTATTCTCATCTTCTAATGAAGTGGCATCAAGTGGTGGGTATGCTTCTGGTGGAGGCACACTAACTGGTGTGACTATTTCACTCGGTGCAACATCTGCTGCTGGTGGATCAGCAATTATCGATTTTGCTGATATATCTTTTACAAGTACAACATTCTCAGCTAGAGGAGCACTAATATATAATTCATCTAATAGTAATAAAGCTATTGCTGTCTTAGACTTTGGGTCTGATAAAGTATCTACTAACGGTACATTTACTATATCATTCCCAGCTGCTGCTGCATCGACTGCTATTATCACACTTTCATAGTCGAGGTTAATCGTCTATGTCTGTGGTTACTAGTGGATACAGTAGGAATACTTGGAACTCAGGTGCGTGGAACCGTAGTGTTGTAGACCGATCGGTTACAGTAACAGGAGTTTCACTATCTACTGCTCTTCGTTCTGTAGCAGTAACTATTCCAGGCACGGCTTTTGTAACTAATGTAGGAATAAATTTATCTCTTCGTAGTGTAGCCACAGCAGCTAATGCAGGTGTATCAGCCACAAGAACAAGTATAGGATTTAGCTTACGATCGGCAACAGCTGTAGTTGTTAAAACACACAATGTTACAGGAGTAGCATTAATAACTACACTAAGAAGCACATCATTTACTAGTAGCCCAAGAGTTTCTTTAACAGGATTAGCACCAAGATTTACCATAAGAGATGCTGTCGCATTTTTTGGAACAAATGTTATACCATCACAAACATCGGCAACATTTGCAACAGGTAATGAAAACATAGAGGCTGGGGCAAACCCAGTGATTTACAACGGTGGTAAAACATTTAAGGTAACGGTTGTAAATGTGGGAGGAGCTAACAAATACTTTATAGACGGTAGACAACAGTATGGTTTAAATTTAGTCAAAGATCGTGCACTATATACCTTTGATCAATCCGATAGCACTAATGATGGTCATCCATTAAGGTTTTATTTGGATGAGGCCAGAAGCACACTTTTTTCAACTAACGTACAAACTGTAGGAACTCCAGGTAATCCTGGGGCATATACACAAATATTTGTTGCGAATGATGGCCCAACTACATTATACTATCAATGTAGCATACACGCAGGTATGGGAGGTAAAGCAAACTTCCAACCATTAGTAAGAACAAGAGTTATATCACCAAACATAAACGGTGACGGTAACTTGGTATTAACAGGAGTTAGTGCTAGATTTAGAACACACATAAGAGGAATATGGACACCTAAAGTTTTTGGTGGCACTTCTGAAATATGGAAGGCTAAGAAGATATGAGTATAACATTTAACCAATTAGTAAACAGAATTAAAACAACAAGTGAAGATACTAGCACAGAGTTTGTAGGTGACATCCCAGCTTTTATTGAAAGAGCTGAAGCCAGATTAACAAGAGAAATAGATTCATACGGTGTTGTACAGTATGCAACATCAAACATGGTTATTGGTGATCCATTTATTACCAAACCTGTAAATACATTAATTATAAAAAATTTAAATATTATAAAGTCTGACGGCACACGTATTAATTTATTACAAAAGACAGACGAATATTTAAATGATTATTGGCCACAACGTACAAGTGTAGGAGTGCCTAGATATTATGCAAACTTTGGTTTTAATAATTTACTTATAGCTCCTACACCAGTGTCGGCTTATGATTGTGAAATGTCTTATATCGTTCAACCAACAGCAGCTACCTCAGTGCATCAAGAGAATTTCTTTACTGAATATTGTTCTAATGCATTGTTTTATGCTAGTATGAAGGAAGCTTGTATGTTTATGAAAAATTACTCTGCGGCTCAAATTTGGGAACAAGAGTATCAACGAGCCTTTACTGACTTATTAAATGAAGCCAGAAGGACAAGACAGGATGATATGAGAAATAATGCCTCACCAGCTGGAGGCGATAATACATTAGTAAAAGGAAGTAATTAATTATGCCTAGTAGTTATACAACAAGATTAAGATTAGAGAAACAAGCTGATGGCGAAAATGCAAACTCTTGGGGTGATCGTCTTAACCAACAAGTTATTGATATGGTTGACGAAGCCGTTGGTGGTGTAGTCGTTGTCAGTACAACAGGAGCCACAACATCATTAACAGCCAGTAACGGCGCAGCCGATCAGTCTCGTAATGCTGTATTAAGAATTGAAGGAACATTAGGATCTGACTCAACTATAGTAATTCCTAGTGTTGAAAAATTATATGTTGTTGACAACCAAACAACTGGTGGTGCACATACAGTTAAAATAAAAACAGCCGCAACGACAACGAATGTTATTGCTCCTCGTGGTGGTTCAAAGTTTATTTATTGTGATGGTGTAAATGTTCACAACTCCGTTGACCCAGTAGGTGTCAGTGCACTATCTACAGAAGGTGGTGCTGTTGGTCCGATCACAGTTGGTGGTACGGTATCAGCCACAGCCGTAGATTCAACACGAGTTATTACAACAAGTATTTCAAGCTCAATCACAGATACAACTAAACTATTTGCAACAACAGCTATATCTGTAAGTGCTGTTGACTCACTGGGTAAACAACTTAGAATTACAAAGTCAGCCGTTGCTGATATTGTTTCATTAACTGATGCATCAACGATCTCAGTAAACTTTAACAGTGGTCAAAACTTTGATGTTAGATTAGGTGGTAACAGAAACTTAGGTGCTCCTACCAATGTTCAATCAGGACAAACCGGAAGCTTCTTTGTTCGTCAGGACGGTACTGGATCGAGGACGTTATCATTTAATAGTGCTTACAAGTTTGTTGGGGGTACGGCTCCTACATTGACAACGACAGCTTCTGCCGTTGACCGTATTGACTACGTTGTGTTATCGAGTTCTAGTGTGCATATGGCAGCATCACTAGATGTTAAATAATACAAGAGGTATAAATGGTATTTCAAAATAATGTTCTTTCAGGTGCTGGTGGATCAGGTACAGCCGTATATAAAATAAACCAATCAATAAGATTTGATGATGCGGCTGAACATTTTATGTATAGTCCTACACCATCAAGTAGTAAAGATTTTTCCACAACATGCACAATTTCACTTTGGTTCAAACTTGGTAATTTAAAAGCAGGTTATTTAGCTGGTGCTTTTTATGGAAGTAATAACCGATATAATATACTGGCGATAAATGCAAGTGGTCAATTACTAGAATACGATAGAGTAGGTGGAGCTTCAACATCAAATGGAACTGGTACTATAGGTTGGACAACAAACCGAGTCTTTAGAGACACTTCAGCATGGTATCATGCAGTGTTTGTATGGGATACAACAAATGCAGTTCAATCGGAACGATTTAGACTATATATTAATGGTGTAAGAGAAACAGACTTTGCAACAGATCAAGCCCTTGGTGCGAGTGAACTTGTTTATTGGTTTGGTAAAAGTACACCTACAACTTTAGGTGCATACTTTACTGGCACTGGCTATGCAGACACTTATTATTTTGATGGATATATGGCTGAGATGCACGGAGTAGATGGAACTGCACTTGACCAAGATAGCTTTGGCGAATTTAATAGTTCTGGGATATGGGTTCCCAAAGAGTACACAGGAGGTCACGGAACAGATGGATTTTATATAAAAGGTGCAGATGCAAGTGCATTAGGCACCAATAGTGCAGCTAATGGAAATAATTTTACTTTAAATGGGATTAGTGCTGATGACCAACAACCCGATTCACCAACAAATAATCATGCTGTTTTTAATCCAATAGAAGCAGAAACTTTAATTACTTATAGTGAAGGTAATTTAGCTATTGCTTATTCAGGTAGTTCTGGAAGAAATGCTGGTAGAAGCACAATACAGATTCCAGCAAGTACAGATGCCTTTTTTGAAATGGTAATGACTTCAAATCTTGGAAGTGGTGTTGATTTTTTTATAGGTATTGAAGATGGAACAGCAGCATCAGATAATAGTAATTCAATTTATAATAATGCCTATATTATAAGAGAAGATGGTAGTTTTCTTGACCAAGGTAGTCGTGATTATTCATATGGAACTAGTTTTACAAATACAGATGTTATAGGTGTGTGGAGAAAAGCAAACGGAGATTTAGTTTTTTATAAAAATGGCACAGCTATGAACTCAGGAACACCAGCAAAAACTGGTTTGACTGGTGCAATGTTTTTTGTAGCTGGTCCATTTAATGGTGCTAGTGGTGAAGCACGATTTGCTTCTAGTAAATGGACAAACAAACCAAGTGGAGTAACAGATTCTATGGCACTTAATACAAGTAATTTAGGGAGTTAATAATATGGCAGCACCAACAATACCAAATGGCGAAGAACACTGTTTCGTAATTACTTATGAAGGGAACGGCGGAGGACAACGTGTCGGTAGGTTCGTACCTTTTACAGATAATGGCACGATTGCTAATAGTTTGATATTTAATCGTTCAGATAATCCAGAATTATCAAGAACTCCGTCATCAGGAGGTAATAGAAGAACATTTACTATAAGTGCTTGGATTAAATTAGGTTCACAATTTGGTCAAAGAAGAATATTTTTTTCTCAAGGTCCAGCTGGTTCTGGTAATAACTATTTTTTAATTGAAGTAGATACATCAAATAAATTATATATTAGTGCAAATGATGGTTCAGGAGGAGAAGATTTATCTTTGATTACTAATAGAACTTTTGAAGATACATCTAAATTTTACCATATTCTTTTTGCAGTTGACACAACTCAATCAACAGCATCCAACAGAGCAAAACTTTATGTTGATGGTGACCAAATAACTAGCTTTTCAACAGAAACTTATTTTGGTCAAAATTATGATACAAATGTTAATCATACAGTAAAATGTGTTGTTGGTGATTATATTGCAACTGGATATGGATTTGATGGATATATTGCAGAATTTAATTTAGTAGACGGCACAGCACTAACACCTGACACCTTTGGCTTGACCGACACAAGCACAGGACGTTGGATCCCAAAAGCATTAACAGGTATTACTTATGGAACTAATGGATTCAGATTACAGTTCGGATCATCTAGTGCACTTGGAGACGACACCAGTGGTAATACAAATGATTTCAGTGTGACAAATCTTGTAGCTAGTGACCAGACCACCGATAGTCCAACCCAGAATCATGCGACATTAAACCCTAATCCTGATACTAGTGGTACATTAAGTGAAGGAAATTTAAAACTTCTTACAAACAACACTGGCTATAATGTAAAATTAGCAACACTTAAACCTACAAGTGGTAAATATTATATGGAAATAACTGTTAATGCTGCTGGTAGCACCCCTACTGCTATTGTAGGTGTTCAAGAAGTAGCAACTGCACCAAGTTCTTCAAGTCAGTATTTCCCAAGGAATTATGGCTATGGTTGGTATCAAAACAATGGAAATATTTATGATGCTGGTACTAATGTCGTAACTTCTGGTTCATCATACACAAGTGGTGATGTATTAGCTATTGCTTTAGATTTAGACAATCAAGAAGTTAAATTTTATAAAAATAATTCTTTAGATAACACAATAGGATTAAATGGTACTCACGTTGCTATTGCAGTAGCTGATTATGCAAATTCTTATTATGCTCAACTTACATGTAACTTTGGTCAAAAATCTTTCACCTACACTCCACCAACTGGCTTTGTGGCTTTACAACAAGACAACTTGCCAGAGACTGCAAAAGGGGTGAGTGGCTTAGTGTGGAATAAAAATAGAGATAGCACTTATAATCATGGGTTATGGGATAGTAGTAGAGGTAAATTTTTATTTGTATCATCCAACACTAATGCTGCTGAAACAACAGCATTAAATGGTACAACTAAATTTTTAAAAGGTGGTTTTACTGTTGGAGCAGGTGGTGGTGGTAATAATTCTGGTGATTCCATTGTAGCTTGGAACTGGGTAGCAAATGGAGGAAACACTAGTTCTAATTCTAATGGTTCAATTAGCTCAACTGTACAGGCTAATACGACAGCTGGATTTTCTATTGTTCAATATACTGGCAATAGATCAAGTGGGGCAACAATTGGTCATGGGTTAAGTCAAGCACCTGAAGTTATTATTACTAAAAATTTAGATGCTACGTATAATTGGATAATTTATTTTAAACAACAAGGTGCTAATAAATATGGGTATTTAAATTTAACTAATACTTGGGTAACAGATACAACTGGTTTTAATAATGTAGAACCTACAAGCACTGTGTTTACAGTTGGAAGTGCTTATGAATCAAATGGAACTCAGGATATGGTTGCCTATTGTTTTCATTCGGTTGCTGGTTACTCAAAAATGGGCAACTACATTGGAAACGGAGTTGCAGATGGTCCGTTTATTTACACAGGATTTAAACCTCGTTTTATTATTCACAAAGGAATAGATATTGCAAGTAATGGTAGATTAATTGATACTGCTAGAAATCCATTTAATCCTGTAACTCAAGAACTTTATACAGACACCACAGGAGTTGAATATGATATGGGTGCTAGAGGTACTGATTTTTTAAGTAACGGATTTAAAATTAGACAAGAATCTGGATATGGTATGAACAATTCAGGAATAAATTATTTTTACATGGCATTTGCTGAACATCCATTTGTTGGGGACGGAACGAGTCCTGTAACTGCGAGGTAGGGTTGTATATATGAAACAAATATTTAATAATAGAAACATACGTAAAGGAGTATTATGTCTTGGGCAATAGTAAAAAACAATCAAGTAATTGAAATACTGAATGGTGCAAAAGCTGTAACCATAAATGGTATACAATACCCTAGTAATATTTTTAGTGTATGGCCAAAAGCCGATCTTAAAAATATTGGTATTTATCCAACACAGATTACAAGCACAATAGATAATAGAACTCATGCAGGAACAGGCGGTGTAACGTATACCATTAATACTGACCACGTAGCTATACACTATAATAAAAAAGAACATGTAATTGAAGATGTTAGTTCAACTGATGATGCTGGGAATTCAATATTAACAACAGGTTTAAAAACTAAACTACTCGCAGAAGTTGATACCAATGCATACAAAGTGTTAGCACCGTCAGACTGGATGACTACACGTCAAATCGAAACTGGTGTAACTATAGCTGACGATTGGAAAACATGGAGAGCTAGTGTACGAACTCAAGCTAAAGCTATGAAGACGGCTATCAATGCTGTAACAACAATCACTGACGTTCCAGGATTATATGTAACTTATGCAACAGCTAGTGATGGAACAATGACATCTGTGTCTAGTGGTCATCTATGGCACTGGCCTAAAAATCCAGATGAGGCTTAGAGAAAGGTGGAGAGAATAAATGTCCACCGATACAATTCTATTTGATGTAAATTTCAGACCGGGGATAGACAGAGAGTCTACACAATATGCCTCCAAAGGTGGGTGGTATAATGGTGACAAAGTACGGTTCCGTGCTGGTAAACCAGAAAACATTCGTGGTTATGAAAAAAGAGTACAAGAAGCATTCATAGGAACAGGTCGTTCATCTCACTCATTTACAAGTAACGAAGCTCTAAAGTATCTTTCGTTCGGCACACCAAGTCATCTCTATGTTTATGCTGGTGGTAAGAACAATGATGTTACACCATTACGAACATCAACAACATCGAGTGTCACTTATAAAACAGTGGCTTCTAGCACTCGTATACTTGTATCATCTACAGGTCATGGAGCTAATGTTGGTGATTATTTTATTCTTGTATCGTCAGCAACTGTTGGTGGTAATCATAGATTTTTAAACAATCAGTTTGAAGTTGTATCATCCACACCTACTAATTTTACATTTAATGCTTCGATAGCTTCGTCGGCAACTACAACAATAACAACACGGTCTAAGTTTCAATTCTATATACACTCTGGTGGTTCACAAAATATTCCTGAACTTGGTTGGGGTATTGGTGTTTATAATGCGGGTGTATCAATTACGGGAGCCAGAGCATGGAACAGTCCTGCAAGTATATCCGGTGATGCACAAACACAACCACTACGACAATGGTCACTTGATAACTTTGGTGAAGACTTATTAGCTTTACCACGAGAAGGTAGATTATACGTATGGGATGAATCATCTGGCACAGGCAACAGAGCCGTGGTTGTATCAACAGCTCCTAGTGCTTCTAACTTTATGTTTGTATCGCAACAAGATAGACATGTTATTTGTTTAGGTACACACGGTGTAGCTAGTGGTTTTGACCCAATGTTAGTTAGGTGGTCAGATCAAAACGATTATACAAACTGGAATGTTAATGTTAGTAGCACATCAGGTGAAAACCAACTAGGTGACGGTAGTGAATTAATAACCGGACTTAACACTCGTAACCAATCACTAATCTGGACGGACAATGCTGTACATGCTATGGAGTTTGTTGGTCCACCGTTTATATTTAACTTTAGACAGTTGGGTTCTAACTGTGGTATAGCTGGGCAACATGCAGCAATCGAACTTGATGGTCGTATATTCTGGATGGGTGCAAAAGATTTCTTTGTATATGATGGTGCTGTCAAAGCTTTACCATGTACGGTTCGTCGTTATGTTTATAATGATTTTAACTTTGATCAAAAAGAAAAAGTGTATGCTGGTACAAACCAAGAGTTCAGAGAAGTAACATGGTTGTATCCAAGTAAAAATGCAACAGAGGTAGATCGATATGTAAGTTATAATCCTGTTGAAAACTATTGGACATTTGGTACAACTATATTTACAACATGGGAAGATAAAGAAGTATTTCAAAACGTGATAACAACGGGTAGAGAAGCTGACGGCGATAACTATTTATATACAAACGAACCCGAAGATGTTTATACAGCTGATGGTCAGAAACAAGAAGCCTTTCTTGAATCATCAGAATTTGATACAACTCCACCATCGTATGGACCAGGAGATAACATTATGTACTTGGATAGAATCGTTCCAGACTTTACAATAAATGATGGTGGTCGTGTTACTTTAAATATGAAACTTAAAAACTTTCCAAACGGAGAGATTAGAGAAAAGGGACCATTTTTTGTAACACCGACAACACAATTTATAAGAACACGTGCTCGTAGTCGTCAAGCTATTATTCGTATCTCGACATCTACGGGTGGAACTAACTGGCGACTAGGATCTTTCAGAATGGATGTAACACAAGATGGCAAAAGATAACAGAAGAATACCAAGAAAAAAAGGACAACCAGTCGGTAGTAAAAAACACTCTGACTTGTATACCGATGAGAATCCAAAGGGCACTATACGTGGTTTAAAATTTACAACGGTTGCAGATGCTAGAGCTTCGGTGGCTAAGATAAAAAGATCAGGTCGTAGTCATGCCCATAAAACACAGGCTGCGATAGCTATGGAACAACGAGCTAGAGTTGCAGGTAAAAGTAAACAAGCTGCTGTGTATAGAGCTTTTATAAATCAACAAAAGAAAAAGACAAAACAAAAAAGGAGTGTAGCATAAATGGCAGATTATCCAAGATTCCCCAGAATAACACCTAACATGCAAAACAGTTCGACGACGTTTACAACACAAGGAGCATCAGGTTTTGTACCCGCAAAGACAGAAACTGTATCGTTTCTTGATGCCGGTAATGCTAATGCTTTTTCAGACGATGCACTTAATAAAATGGAAGCATGGGCTGACTCGTTAAATGATAAACTATCAGCTGACCAAGTAAAAATTCGTAATAGTGTACAACAAGATCAGTTTGGATCTATAAGTATACAAGGACGACTAAGACTTAATAGTAACTTAACAAACCCTGATACGGCAGAAGCTACACCTTTGAAAGGGCAGATTAGATTTAATGCTGCTACCAATAAGTTTCAAGGCTATGATGGTACAGATTGGAGGGACTTTCACTAATGTTCGGAAGTATAGGTAGAAGTGTAGGTGGTTTTTTTAGAGATATAGTTGCGCCGATTGGGCTAGCATTTATTCCAGGAGCAGGTCCATATTTAGCGGCAGCATATTCTGGTATTAAAACAGGTATTCAAACTGGTAGTCCATTAGCAGGTATTGGCTCAGCTGGTTTAAGTTTAGGTTTGTCTAGTGCATTTAGAGGACTTACACAAGGCACTGCTACTCCAATGGCTAGCGCAGGTATTGATGCAAGTAAAGTTGCTGGCTCTACTTTTGAGGGAGCATTAGATGCAGGTGCAACAGGTCTTAGTGGGAACATAGGTGGTGCGCCAGACTTTATGGCATTGGGATCAAGTTCGGCGGGTAGACTTGCTCAAGGATCGACTGCTTTGGGCGATAGAATTGGTGCTACGTTTGGAGACATCGGAACAAATGTTGCAACTGGGTTTAAAAATTTAACAGCCGAGGGTGTAACTTTAGGTGGTCAGTTACCGGGGACCAAAGATATTTTACCAGAATTTATAACTAAACAATCTCCAGGAACTATAGCTTTAGGCGGCCTTGGTTTACAAATAGCAGCAACACCCCCACCAGAACCAGCTCCATTTGTTCCAATGCAGCCACAGCGTAGAACCACTGACCTCAGTAAGTATGGCTACAAAGGCCCGCTTGATCGTGGTGAATATACTTATGCTGATCCAGAGGACATTGCTTATGGTCGAGTCACTCCAGGTTCTTATGGTTATCTTGGCGCTAAAGAGGGTGGTAAAATCAAAGCTCAAGGTGGTGGAGTTATGATGCAATCTGGTCCATACAATCCACAGATAGAAGCACAAAAAGGCACATTCCGCCCAACGGGTTCTATGGTTTCGCCACAAGCTGCGCCAGGTATATCTAGTATTGCCCAGACCCAACCAATGATGTCAGTTAGTCCACAAAAGATAGCAGGTCTAGCTCAACCCGTAGCTCCAACTATACCAACAACTAATGTACCTATGGCTCAACCACAAGCACCAGCACCTATGCCAATGCCAGTGCCACAACCACAGCAAGGAGGTATAGAACAACAAGCTCAACAACTAATAAATGATTTACCAAAAAAAGATATTAATGTTAACATTGATCAGATTCGTCAGTTTATTGGATTAGCTGAAGGCGGTAAAGTACCGACAACCGAAAAAGAATTTGCCAGAATCGGTGTCTATAAAAGACCTGAAGATTATGACTCAAAGAAAATGAATGTCGGTGGCGAAGTTCCCGGCATGGCTAGACAAGCTCCCGCAGGAATCACAGGACCATCATCAGGTTTAGGTTTTTCTGATATGCGTCGTAAAAAAATGAGTGAAGAAGAATTTATAAATTTTGTGGGCAATGATTTGTTTAAAGGTAACTTTATAGGAAGAGCAGTTGCCGAACTTCAAGGACCTGAGTTATATAAACAATTTGACGCCCAAGGCGCATTTGATATGGCCGAAGGTGGAGAAGTAGAATCCAATCAAACATTACAAGAGAATGCATTCGTTATACC